ATGTAGATGTTGAATCACAAAAGATGTGGGTCATTGCTCAAGATGAACGCACTTGCCCTATCTGTACTGAACTAGATGGCGAGATAGTTCCTTGGAATGAAACTTTTTCTAGCGGTCATGAGACCCCAGGCAGAGTTCATCCTAATTGCCGTTGTACCATGGTAATCATTCCACCCGAAAGAAGAAAGCGATGAGCATAACAATCGCATTTCCAGTCGGGTACAGACCAGTTCTTAAACATGGGGAGCATGACCAGTCAGACCATGGTAATTGGGCTACTGGAGATTTAGTAGAAAATGGAACCATTTCCAAAGATAGTGAATTGGATAAAGAACTTTCATCTTTAGCACCCAGCGGTTACAACTATGAAGAGCAATTTATGAAAGACATAAAAAAACAAGATTTAGCATTGAGTAGAATTTATGAAATAAAAGGTTTTGATGGTAAACCTGTCTCAGTTGAATCTTGGGATGAGTTTGACTCTATGGAAAGTCCAGTAATAGAAGGCGGAATGTTTGACGGCAGAAAATTATTTGGAGATGTTGGCGGTGGATACGATTATGAAAATGGTCGTAGGGGCGAGGTTGGAAACCCAATCACAGAATTTTCAAGAGGCTTTCAAGATGGTACAGACGCAGAAGGTAATCCAGTAAAAGCCGAAGATGCGGTTGAGTCTTTTGTAAATGGAGATAAACATTGGGCTGGTAAAGGAGTGGCTGGTAATGGAACTTATGTTGCTATGAATCCACCAACTGCCGCTGGCTATACAAATAATGATGACCTGAATGGTGCTATTTCTTTCAAGTTGGACTCAAGCGCAAAAGTCGGTTCTTATACTAAAATTTCAAGTGAAATGCTTAAATTAAAAGAAGAGGGAAAATTACCTAAAAGTTTGGAGGATGTGGGTAGGTTTGCCGCCGCTAAGGGTTATGATGCTTACATCCACGACACCACAGATTCAATAGATAGACGAACCGTTCCCGATATGGCTATTATTCTAAATCGGTCAAAAGTTGTATTTGGACCTTCAAAGAACGCTGGAGATTTAGTAAATTATAGATTTGGAAAGGCGGGTAAATAATGTCAAACGCAGTAATAAGTAGAGCGGCGTCTTTTCTCGCCCAATCTCTTTCCCTAGAAGATAAATTCGATTTGGCTTCTGCTGTTTACTTAGCAACAACAGTCGATGAGATTAAAACCCCTTGGAAAGATAAAATTTCAAAACTTATTGAGAAAAAAACATCTTTTGAAAAACACGGTGAGCATGACCAAAGTTCTCATGGTTCATGGGCTACGGGTAACTTTGATGAAGAAACCGAGGGCGAAGGCGCACAGGGCAATTATTTTGAAAGATATGGATTTGATATTAAAACGGGTGAACCAACGGGTATTTCTATTGAAGGTGTAAGAGCGCTCGATTTTTATACGGGAGATGGTTTTTTAGATATAAATAATAATTTACGGTTTGGTCCTAAAGGCGACAGGGTGGCAGATGAAAGAGTCGCAGAGATTATTAGCGACATGGATAAACTTATTGATGACGCTCCTGAAATGTTTGGTGACAAAAACTTATTTCGTGTATTTGATAAAAGTATTACAGACACTCTTGAAGTAGGGGATGTATTAACAGACAAAGGCTTTATGTCTACAACTAGAGTTGATATAACAAAAGGAGAAGGTTTAGATTTATTACACAATTTACAAATGATTAGAAGCACAAATGACACAACAGCAATCATTTTGCCAAGTGAATCTAAAACAGGCAAAGGTCTAGCAGTTGATTATGTAAAAAATGCTGTTTCAGATAAGTTTACAAATGTAGCCGACTCCAATAATGAAAAAGAAGTTTTACTTCCAAGAGGAACTTCCCTAAAATTTATGGGATATAACAATGTTGTTAGCGGAGAAGGTAAGCCGTGGTCTTTTCCTATGAAAGTAGCAGTCTTTCAAAGGATGGACAAATGAGTAGATTCATAACCATGCTTGGAGATGTAGAGATAACCCGAGCCAAAGATGTAGCCAAACACGGCGAGCATGACCAGTCAGAGCATGGCAACTGGGCTAGGGGGGTTTTAGCCTCTGCCGAAATCACCACCGATAGAAAGACAATTACCAAAATAATCAATCGGGTCAAGGACGAGGGTGGTCTGACCATAAGCATGATTGATGGGAGTGAGCCTGAAACTGGCTACACCTTTGCGCGAGGTGCTAAATACGGTTCAGTAGTGAAGGCTGAGGACTTTTACAAAGATGAGAATGTCCTAGCCGCCTACTACATAAAACACAAAGCCGACCTCACAGGGGGGAAATATCACCTCGGTTTATGGCATAATGAAGCCGATGGACAGGTCTATCTTGATGTATCACAAAATATACAAGACAGAGAAAGAGCAATATCACAAGGCATAAAAAACGACCAAATCTCAATTTGGGATGTCGTAAATAAAAAAGAAATACCAACAGGAGGTTCAGGTGCCGTCAAAGAAGTTAGAAGTAGTGGAAATACCCGATATGTCGAAGATGACAGACGAGGAAATCCGCGCTTACGCCAAAGAGATTTGGGCGAAGTTAGCAAAACCCTCAAAGTAATTTATTTTGACTATGGGTTAAAACCCGTACTCAAGCATGAAGGACATGAGGACCAGTCAAGCCATGGCAACTGGGCAACGGGGCGCACAGACGAACAAATTGCTCGTATTGAATCTATGAAAGATGTTGGTCCCTCGGGCGATGAGATTAGAAATACCCTTACACCTTCACCAGTTGAAGATTATGAAATCCGCTTATTGGTTGAAAATAATCCTGCTTTATATCAGATATTTTCAGAAAGAGCGCAAGAAAGAATGGCAGACCGAAGTGAAATTTCTCAAATGTCTGAGAATGAAAAAATGCGTGTTGAAGAACAAATAATAGAGCAATTAAGAGATGAATACATTGAAGATTATCGTGATGATTTAGCGTCTCAAATTAGAGACGAAAGAGGTGAGGAACGCCTAGGCGCAGAAGAAGTGACTATGCGGTTAGCAGAGGTCTTTGATATTGAACATACTGGAGTAGACCGAGACGGAAATGAAAGAACATTTTCCAGCAAGGTTGAATATGGTGATAGTACTGATAGCGGTATTTCAATTAGGGGAAACATTTTGGATGAAAACAATGAGGCTATTGGTGACTTTGGAAGAACTTTTTTTGAAAAAAACGGTGCTTTATTAGTCGAACATGAGGTACTTAACATTTGGGATGAAGATAATCGGGGAACAGGATTTGGAAAAGAGTTTATCCAAAGAACCGAAGCATGGTATGTCGCTCAAGGCTTAGATGGCATCGTTGTTACAACTGGTCTCGAAGATGGCGCTCGTCATTGGGCGCGAGCAGGTTATGATTGGCGTTCACCTGACCACGCTGAATCGGCATTATCCACTTTGATTGCGGGTGCGGGTAATCGTTTTGAAAGAAATTCACCCGAAAGAGCAGAGTTTGATTCAATCATGGCTAGAGCCTTTGACGGATATAAAGCAACACCTGAAGGTGATTTATCTATGCAAGTCGAGTACAAATCAGTAAAATCCATGAAAGAAGATGGATTTCCACTACCCGCAGAATTCGCAAACATCGGATATAAAGATGGGGACAGAGATTGGGCAGGTAAAAATTTGATGTACGGTCAAAATTTCAAATACTCTAAAGCATTGACCGCTGAAGGCATGAGACTTCTTGAGGGTCCGATTGACCATGATGGAGATGGAATGATTTACGATGGCACCCCTCGGGAAAAACCAGCACCTAGCAAAAAGAACTAAACTAGGGTATAATTAGAACATGACGAGTAGGCAAGAAAAACTTAAAGCCATTCAAGAGGCTTACTCCAAGTGGGAACAGGGAGTTAAGTTTACTTCCGATACTGGCGCCTCCGATGAAGATGAGGCAAAAATTATGAGTGAGATTACAACCATCCTTAAAGGAAATAAACCCGAGTAGTAATACCATCCGCTATTCTTAATCCATGGCGGATATTGCTCCCAAGTTAATTCATCTAAGCGCTGAGGAACTCAAGGCGTCACATGAGCGTGTCCATAAGTCGGAAGCCAATCCTGCGACCATAGAGGTTCATCACACCATCCTCAATGAGATGGCTAGACGCAAGATGGAACGCCCCAAGGATGACTGGGACAAGTACGAGATTCTTATAGATTCAATCGACAATGTAGACCTAACTAGCCTTAATGGATTACCAGCCGAAACCATCCTTGATGTCATAAAAACCACAGGGGATACAACTGGCAATATCAAAACTTTCTTGACCGTGGACGGCTATCAAATGCGGGTGGAGGCTGTTGAGAAAAGGATTGCTCAAGAAGATGGAAAGTTTATTGTCTACAACGAGGCGGGGACTAGAAGTTTTGGAAGTTACGATACAAAAGAAGAGGCAGAAGAACGCCTAAGACAGATTGAGTTTTTCAAAGCCGAGGGTGATTACAAACCACCTAAGTCGGTCAGAGAAGCGGCGCAACGAGCGATTGAATGGATTGATGCTGGTCTTGCTGGAGATGGCTTTACTTCCGTTGGTAGAACTAGAGCAGGTCAGTTAGCCCGTGGAGAAAATATCAGCATTGAAACTTTGAAGCGCATGAAGTCTTTTCTTGCTCGACACAAAGTTGATGGACAAGCCCTTGGATTTAATCGTGGTGAAAAAGGATTTCCTAGTGCGGGTCGAGTTTCTTGGGATGCTTGGGGCGGAGACGCAGGATTCGCTTGGGCAGAATCATCGGTAGAACGATATGAAAACGCAATGAATAAACATGGAGAACATCAACAAGAGGACCACGGAAACCGAGAGGGTGGCGCTAGTGGAGAAGATAAGGGTTCAAGTAATCGCCCTGCTATGGTACCTGACCAAGCACCAAGCCAAGGACAATCTAAAGAAGCAATTAAGGAAGCGGAAAAATTAAGAAGTAAGGCTCAGGCTGTTGAGCCAGCGGTTACAACTTTGATGGAGGGTATCGCCTCATCTATTGGAGGTAAGTTTGGCGAAGTAGATGGCAAGAGTTCTCTTGTTAATAGATTAAAGTCCACCGATTCTCTTGCTAGAAAAATTGACCAAGACGCCGAAAAAGACCACGGAGGAGATAGAGAAAAGGCGGCGGCAGAACTATCTGATTCTATTCGCTACACACTCAATGTTGATGAGGCTAACTACACAGAAGGTGTCGAGAAGGGCGTTAAGGCTCTTGAAGAAACTGGTTGGAAAGTTGAATCAGTTAAAAACTTTTGGCAATCGGGTGACCCTTATGATGGCACTAACATTAAAATTAGTAGGGATGGCGTCAAAGTTGAACTACAACTACACACCCCTTCTTCTCACAAAGTTAAAGAAGTAGATTTACACAAAGATTACGAGAATTATCGTTCCAACAAAAATAATACTGAGCGAAGAAGCCTGTGGGATGGCATGGTTGAAAAGGCTAAGTCAATCGGACGACCAGCCAATATGAGCAAACTTTTGACCCTTGGAACTTTGGTAATACAGACCTATGAGACTGCTGAACAAGCGGGATTGACTAAATCAACGGGGGTTGATATTATGTGGACAATAACTAGAGGAGGTGTAGCCGTATGCGGTATTTTGCAAAATTAGGCTCAAGCAATAAGGCGGTAAACATTTATCGCTTTGAGGTGGGCGAGACAACCATGACCGAGGATAGGTGGTGTGTCAGAAGCCAATCTTGGAAAGACAATCCTGATGCCGATGTAGTTGGCTATCTAACCCAAGGCGAAGGTAACTTTCAGGAAGTATCTGAAGAGGTTGCTCGCAAGATTTTCCCTGAAGCCTTTACCGAAGATGCCACAAAGTCTTTAGGTAAGTTCAACCTACAAAAAGCCGATGGCGATAAGCGCTACACCCTTGGCGCTATGTACATTCCTGATATGGAAGATGCTCACGGAGAGTGGACAGATTCCGATGAATTACAAAGAGCAGTTTGGGATTATGTCCGAACCAATGACCGCCGTATTCGTTTACAACATAATCGTGATGTAGTTGCTGGAGAATGGGTTGAGGTGATGACTTTTCCTCATGCGCTAACAGTTCCAATAACAAGTCCCGATGGTAAAGAAACAGAACATACTTATCCACCTAACACAGTTTTTCTTGGAGTGATTTGGGAGCCTTGGGCTTGGGAGATGGTTACAGAGGGAAAGATTGGTGGATACTCAATCGGTGGTAAAGCCGAGCGTTTATTTATCGATATAGATTTAGAAAAGAACGACCCAACTGTGTCCGATGTTCATGTTGATACAATAATGTCACCGTCCAAGAAAAAACCTAAGAAAGTAGAAACCGTATGAAAAAAGACTCAAGAATGTTAGCGGAACTACGCAAGGGACCTTTGGCAAGTATGGACGAGGACGAGTTCAAAATGATTGAGGAAGATGTAAAAAAGTTTGGTTTCAAAGGTCTTAGTGGTTACGCAAAATCAACGGTTGAACGAGCCAT